CGCTTTTGGTTTCTTTTTATACATATCGCTGTTCTTGTCATATCCCATTAACATATGTTCTACGTCATCATACAACCAAACATATATATCGAAAGCTTTTAATCCTACATACCAAGAATAACTTTTTTCAATGTTTGCGTCTTTAGTCTTATAAAAATCATATATTTTTGCTTCTTTGTCCCTCATTTTGGACATGTTACTTCTTTCCGCCCTTGCGCTTGCCGCCTTTCTTTCCGCATCCCATACTATGCCTCCACAAAACCATCGGTATGCTTGATAAATCCTTTTATATATCCTTCACCTTTATTGTTTACACCCCAAACCGGGGTGTCTTCCTGGCATAAATTACAATTTTTTACAAAATATATGTAAGCTTTAGCCCATTCCTTCTCTTCTTCTTTGGTGAAAAGGTTATCATCCGGACATTTCACGCATCACCACCTGTTAGCGATCGGCTGTACGTCCAAGTCAAACGACTTTTTCTTCGGTCGAGCCTTAATGATATTGTATAGCCCATACCTTACGGCGTCAATACTGTGGTTGTTCTTATCAGGATAACGACTAATCACAACACCTTCACGATTCATCTCTAAAGAGTAATTCGTAAATTCGTTAGATGCAAGCGGACATTCTGATGGATCAATTACTATCTTCTCCAAGTCTTGTAACCACTTAACACCATGCTCAACACTTCCGGGCTCCTTCTCAGCGCCCATTATGCTCAAGTTGAAGTCTATTCTTAGCTCATCGATGCTTTTTGGTTCTGCCTTGTCCGCAAACGTAAGTATGCGCTTCTGGTCGATTGTCATCTTTTCAGACAACATTCGGTTAGATATTCCTGATCCGTATATCTCCTCGAAAATGTAAAGCCTACGCTTCTTTGGATCGTAGTACATTCGTTCGAATGCCAACGGATCTGCCGCATACCCAAAGTCTAAGCCCTGATAAAGATCTCCAAACGTAGCTTTTTCGTCTTCGGTAATCACCCTAACATCCAAGTTGTTGAACACCTCAAGACCAGTTCCGACCTCTTCGCCTAGATACTCATGCCTGTAGGCCGTCTCGTTTGTCGTTCTCAGATGTTCAGCGTCGGACAAGAAGCGATCGCCTAACCATTTCGGGTCAACCGTCCTATAATCGCTTGTATGAACAAATCTCCCTTTCTTCGGTATCCGCACCTCTTGATTGACCCACGAGCGCAAGGACTTAGGAGGATTGAACGACGCAAGGAATATCTGCTTCTTGTCTGTACCACGAAAAAAAGATTGAATCACACTACGCGTGTCGTCCATCCCACCGTACTGGTCAATCTCCTCAAACCACAGATACTTTACGTAACCTCGTGCGATCTTGACCGACTTCGTCTTTTTCGGCTGATCTGCACCCTTGAATATAATCTTTTGACCGGTCTGCAAGTTAAGCGCGTGCATCGGAGAAACCATAAACTTCCAAAATCCGTCTATCCCCAACTCAATCGCCGCCCATTGAAGTTGGGAGAAGACAGTATCACGCATTTCGTTATCGTAACGCCGACACACAACCGCGTTCGCTTCTTTGTCTTTTGACAGACCGAGCATTATCTCAAGTGAAAAGAAGCTTGACTTCGTTGAACCGCGCCCACCCTTACACCATATCTCCTCGTACTCATCCTCACGGAATGAGTTGTGAAGGTCATAGAATGATGGCGCTATAAGTTCAGTTAGTCGGGCCATTTATTTTTCATATTAGCATGGTTGGTTTAAATATTGCTAATATCATTAATGTTATAACAAAAGCCCAAACAATAATCATTGCTTACCGCCTTTCTTCGGGATATCGTCGATGATCTGGACTGATCCGCTAAGTTCTATTTTCTGCGAATCGCTCCAATCATCACGAAACCGGCTAGCCATGTTTTTCATCCATAGCCGATCATTCAGTTTGTTTTTTGTAGTTACATGGTTCTTGGCGTCATAAACCTCAGTGTCGAAAAGGTTTTCACGGCCTTGAAGCTCCCACCATGCTTGGCAGACTTCCCTCGCGCGCGTTAAAGCGTCCGAAAACTCTTTATGCTCTTCCGCCCATTTATATATTGTCGATCTAGCCACCCCAAGGGACACGGCTACTTCAAGGATCGATTGACCCTTTTCGAATCGATTTTCAAAGCCTTCGCATATTTTTGAGTCGTAATCGGTCGGCCTTCCCCCTGCGTGCCTGTCCTCTTTCGGCTTGTCTTGCTTGTCTTTGGGATTTCTAGCCATTAGCCTACCGTCCTTTTCATAAAATCTCTAAAGGCGTTGTAAACATAGTGTAATGATTCTCCGAAGGATTTATCAGACATGTATCGATTTACTTTATCTTGTGTTATATTTCCAAGCTCCCATTCCGATGCCATTATTACATCTTCCGGCCTTCCCCGTTCAATCATCGAGTAAAAATCGTGCATCCCATGATAAAACGCAAACATAAATCCTTCAGGTGTGTTTTTCTCGCTTATTCTTACAGAACGACCAACATAGGCCCATGCGTATAGGCGCTTTGTACCATCAATCGAATAACGCAAACCGTGCCCATCATAATACTCAGGCATCTCCCATAAAGTTATTGAATACCTAGTAATACCGTCTGAATACCACGAACCCCTGCCAAATTCCATTAAAACGTCACCCGCTTTTACTTGCTGCCCATCCATGTCTTTCATGCCTATCTCCTTTCTTCTGGAAGCCCTGGCGCTATCTTGTCTACCTCGTACCAAGCTTCTGCCATGTCCACTTCTTCCTGGGTTATGGGTACAAACACATTAGGAGGCTTATACCCCATTAATAAATACGGATAGTTTGATATCGAATCTCTTTGCCACTGCATTTGTGCGGCTTGCTGCTGCGTTTGAGCTGTAGTTCTTGAGTCTTCAACTTGCTGATATATCGATAATATTTCTTGTCTCATCCCATATCCTCCAATACCAACATTAGACTCGTTCATGTCCAAACCTCTTGATATAGGCTGCTGCCATGCTGTTTGTCATATCTCGGACCATGGTTTTCCGATCTTGGAGGCATCGAAGGGTCGCATCCAAGATAACCTAGCCATCCCATTCATGTTAGAATGGTGAACGCACTCAAAAATTGGTCCAGCGCTATATACTCCAGCAACCGCTCTTTCATCTGGCCCACAGTATAGCACCGCCTCTCCTTCCTTCGGCTTCCAGTAGGGGAGGGGTTCGGCGTGTTTCCAACTACGTTCCTGGTCATCATAATATATACAACTGCTAAGCACATACCCTACTATCAAAACATCTTGCGGATCATCATTTTCACCATCCCATACCTTGCACCGTACCGGCTTCCCCCTCAGCATCATATCGATGACCCACTCAGGGGCGGCGGGAGTTTCCATGGGTTCCTCCGTGTTGATACTCTCCACGGTGTGCGCTAAATCCCATAGCGCCCTTGCAACATCTTGGCTTATAAACCTGTAATTTGGATTACAATACCACTTTTCAAACTTCGCTTCCTGTTCCTTGTTCATGGGGTTACTCCTTTATTTTTGTCCGTGTCGCCTATAATAACAACTTCCGCGTCTACCAATGCTTCGTTGTATTGATCGGCGCCATAATTGGTCATTCCTTTTCCTTTGTACGCAAGCTCTTGAATATTTTTTACTATTTCTTTCTTCTCATCCAAAAGTAATGACTCAAACAATCTTTCCAGCCTACCGGACGTTGACTTGTAAAATTGTTCTTGTGTCATAACTCCGCGTTTGTATGATTTTGCGTCATAAGTAATATGAAGTGCTTCGTCGTAAATATATTCTTGTTTCATCTCTTCCTCCTGTAGTCTTCCCCGGTGAACCGGAGTAATCGGTATAACGTTTGCTTAACCTGAGTTACTGCGTCAGGTTGAAGCAGTTGTTGGGAACTATGATTCTTAATACGGCAATGAAATAATTGTGTACCCTTCATCAGTTGCTATTTGGAAAAAGCCAAAGTCAAATCTTGAGCCTTTCACAAACCGCAGATGATCGGATTCAATCACACGCATTTCTTTGCCATATTGTCCATCATCAGGAACCCATTTTACCACGATTGTTTTCATCCTATTTCTCCTTTCACGGATTGTCCGTGTATTTACGTAGCCGATATGCGGCTGTCCGTCGTCCTAACATTGTTTAGGCTGTTCCGCCTAAATTCCTTTCGCGTTCTTCTCGGCCACCTGCGCCAGCAATAGCGACGATACCCACGCCTCTTTTGTCGTATCTATGCCGTACTTCTTGGCAGTCTCACGTAAATCAATGAGCGTTTCTTCTCTGATATTCTGCTCCTCTTCCCTGTTTCTTGGTTCAAGTATCGGCCTGCGTGGAGGAATTATCGCAATCCCATACGTATCTTCATACTTCTCCACTGCCTTCACAATCTGCGCAACGTCGGGAGGGCCGAAGCGGGTTTCCTGATATTCCTTTATCGCCTCAATTATGCAGTCAAGACATTGTTTGTCATCATGGTATCGACGAAACAACATGCGCCCTACGTCCTTTCGGAGATCCTTGTCGGTATACACGCCGTACCGTGATTCGATCGCCTTGACCATTTCGACAGTATTAGGTGTTGTCATTTTTCACCACAACCTTTTAAGAGCATCCCTAACAACTATTATGTCTTTTGCGCTATTC